GAAGGAGCAGTTTGACCTATCCCTACGTTACCATTATATCTTTGTAAGACTAAAGGAATATCTCCAACACCCCTATTTGAGGCTTGTAAAAATGCTAAACTATTAGCTTCATCAACACCAAAATTTAATTGATTACCTGTACCACCACCCGAACTCTTTAATAATAACTGACCAAATGTATCTACACTTGAAAACGTTATTGCTTGATTAGATTCAATTTTTGCATTAGGACTCGAAGTACCAATCCCTACGTTACCTGAAGAGGTGATGCGGAGTCTTTCTGTATAAGACGCTCCCGAATGAAAACTTATCTCATCGTTTGTAGCTAAATAATATCTACCTGTAGAAGTAAGACCTGAATAAGCAACTTTACTATTTGAATTATTTAAATACTGAGTAAGTACCTCAGTAGCACCCGATTCTCTTAAAGTTAATTTTTGAGAAAGACTCGAAGCACCTATCCCCACTCTACCTGAAGCGTCTATGCGCATACGCTCATTGTTTCCGTTTGTATAGAAACGAACGCCATTGCCTGATTGAGCATAAAGAGAAATATCCTTATCTGTATTACCGAGAAGTGAACCAATAGTACCAATAAATCCCGCAGTAGTACCATTAGATTTGAATGCCAAGTTGCTTCCCCAATCATTTACATTAGTATTATCAATGCTCAATGCAGTAGCATTTCCACTTCCTGTAAATGTTGCAACAGTAGTAGAAGCACCACTTACAGTAAGACTCGATAACGTACCTACTGAAGTGATGTTAGTCTGAGCAGCAGTTGAAAGTGTACCGCCTAGATTGGTTGCGCTTAGATCTCCGGTTACCGTTACGCTTCCTGATATAGTACCTCCTGTCTTATCGTACTTATCCGATTGCAGATTAGAGATGTCTGTGTCATTAGAAGCGATATTAGCAGCGTTTGTTGCTACGTTGGCATCAGTTGTTGCTAGATCAGATAAAAGCGGATAGAAGCCACTATAATCGCTCTCGTTGGCTACAATAGCGCCTAATCTACCAAATACAGTTGTTACCGCATCGGTGTTGTCTACTTTCTCCCAAGCTGTACCATTAGAAATAACCCAATCACCTACAGCGTAAGTAATCGTTTCGTATGTGCCTCCTACGCTTACTACGTAGTAATGTCCTTTTACTCCAGTAGCAGCGGGTAAACTTGGTGTATCTGTTGAAGCGTTCCAAGTACCTTGATATTCTACTTGACCTACTACTGAGTCTGGTAATTGTGCGATTGGAATCTTAGCGCCTGAATCTAAACTAGCATATCCATTAGCTTGACCCTTTTCGCTTATATCTTGTTTGCCTGACTGTAAAGCCGAGATGTCTGAATCGTTAGATGTGATGTTACCTTCGGCTGTGGTTAGCCTTGAATCAAGACCCGAAATATCTGTATCGTTGCTAGTAATCTGTGATTGTAAGTTAGAATCTGCTGCTATTCTAGCCGCTTCTTCTGTATCTATATTTCCTTGTAATGTGGTATCGGCACTTGATCTAGTACTAGCCTCTGCATCAATATTAGATTGAAGTGTAGTATCTGCGCTTGCTCTAGCAGAAGCCTCTGAATCGATGTTATTTTGTAAAGTTACGTCTGCTGCCTGTAAGGTTGTGATGTCCCCGTCATTCGCAGTTATTTGCGATTGTAGGTTGCTATCGGCAGATGCTCTGGTAGATGCTTCTGAATCGATATTCGATTGTAGTGTTGTATCCGCTGAGATACGAGCAGACTCTTCATTATCAATGTTAGTCTGAAGAACAACGTCCGCAGCTTGTAGTGCGGTAATATCCGAATCGTTAGAGGTGATTTGACCTTGAAGACTAGTGTCGGCAGCGATCCTAGCAGCTTCCTCGTTGTCGATGTTTGTTTGAAGTGTATTATCGTTGGCTAATCTAGTAGCGGCCTCCGCATCTATATTAGATTGTAGTGTAGTATCGGCAGCAATACGAGCAGTTTCCTCAGCGTCAATATTATCTTGCAATACAATATCTTGCGCCTGCAAGGCCGTAATATCAGAATCGTTTGATGTGATTTGAGACTGTAAAGCTGAAGAATCTAAGGTTAAAGTCTGACCTGATACCGTAGCTGAAACACCCGCATCACCCGTAAAGATTAAAGACTGAGAATCTAAATCAACACTCCCAGCATTAGTTCCATCGCTGATGTCAAGGTCTTGAGCAGTAATATTGTTGTCAACATAATCTTTAACAGCAGCAGAAGTAGGAATGCTAGTGTCATTATCATTGCTACCAATGCCATCCGCTTCATCTACGAATTTTGTTATGGTTATATTTTCTCCTGAGTCTTTTAGTGATCCAAAAGCAACTGTACCTGTAGCAGTAACGTCTCCTGAAGTGTTTAAACTAACACCAGTCCCATTACCGTTACCATCGGTTATTTCCTGTTCAGCGGCTTCTAATTCACCATTATCAGCTACCTTAAGTATCGATTTATAGGTGTCTTTAATCTTTGTACCTGTAAAGCTTGCCATACTATTTATTGTTTATTTTTTCTGTTTGTTTTTTCTCTATCTTCTTTAGAAACTCTATCAGCTTCTTTATATTCTCTTCTTTCGGTTTGTACCTGCCTCGTACTTTCGTCATATTATCCCAAATAGATTCCACCAAAGTTTACGTCTCTATCTGGATGCATCTCCTCATTAGCAGTGCTAGTATACTCAGGATACAATTCGCTATTAAAGTCCATATAATCCATAAAGCGTCTAGTATAAAACTCAGCAGTTTCTAGCGCACTTCTAGTAAGCATATTAATCTCTTCCATAGATGCAGAAACACTGTTCTCGCTAGTATGCTTATAAACTCCTCCGTTGCTTATTTGAAAGGCTGAGAAGGGCATATATTCTGCTTGCGTAAACCAGATAAGCATTGGCTTAACATAGGTTTCTAGAAGAAGCTTATAGTTAGCATTTCCCGCATCATCAATAGTATCATTAATAATCAGTTCTTGCATCTTGTTATACAGCTTACCTCCTAAATAGTTTTGTATATGCGTATCTTGAGCCACCTCAACAAACTGAACGATCTTGTCAGGATCAACAGTTCCTCCAATAATGGACTTCTGCTTGATGTCTTTTATAGTTACAAATAATGCTTTCTGTGCCATAATTATTTGCTTGTTGGGTAAGCTCCTCTGTTAGGCATATCCTTTGGCGCTATTGGCACCTCTGAAGGATTGTTTGGGGCTGTATAGCCTTCTGCTAGCGCCTCATCTTCACTTACTCTAGTTTTCTTTTTATATATTCTTTTCTCCCAATAGTGATGGCAATTCTTTCCGCCCTTAAACTTAAAGAGTGAATAGTTTCTGCCCTGGTGTCCTAGTTCGTTATTGATACCTCTAAACGACATCTGATTGATGTCTTCTAGTCTGAATACAATATCCTTCTCTGTTAAAGTTTCCATTCTTGAGCAGAACTGTCTGCTGTCAGGAGACTTGCGCATAGGCATATAAGCATAACGTACCTTATAGCCTTTGTTGTCTTGCTTAGAGGTTTTGCCTGGCTTTGCATCATCTTCTGTTACGCTAGCTAGATCTACTTTCTCAGCAGATACCAATTCCCACTCGTCAGAGATTACTTCACCAAAGTCTTCTAGTTGATCAAACAGATCTTCAAACTCATCATCAGATAGGTCAGATAGTTCTTCAGGCTCTTGCTTAGAAAGCTTTTCACCTGTTTCCTCTTCTCTCTTAACTTTAGTAGAGATGTTGTCTAACTCTGTAAACTCAATCGGTTGTAGTGTTACAAAGTATAGGTTGAGGTATATATTATTAAAGGCAAGGATTTCATCCAAGCCGTCTATGATCTGTTGTTGGAATGGACGAATAACCATATTGTCCATAATGATAGAAGCTGTGCGTAGCTCTTCAGCGTTGTTACCAAAACCAGTATTGTCTTTAATACCTAATAAGATAGGAGATACAATACGGTGGCCCAACATAATCTTCTCTCTAGATTCGTCTGCGAGAAACTGATATTGCGCGTGAGCGTCAGGAAGATGGATTGCCTCAATGCTTGCCTGATCTTCTGCGCTCTCATTAAATGTAAGTATGAATTTACCTGCGTTAGAAGATCCAGAGAACTTGTCGTATATCTTACGCTCAATTAACTCCTGAGTTTCCTCATTAGGGATTCCGTTGTTAAAGTTAACCAACAAAGAGGGCTGTAAGCCATTCTGAATATTGTTGATGTGGTAGTTTGCCACTTCTTCTTCCAATTCAGCATACTGAAGACAGCCATTATAATCGACAGGAGCATAGTAATAGAATCCTGATTTGTATGGTTTAAACACATATAGTTCTACAGCTTCAGACTTGCTTCCATTTCCAAATGTAGGAATGCGTTTAGGTTTGTCGCTAGGCTTAAGCTCTGACCATTTAGGGTGGTAGTAGTAAGCTTCTACTCTTCCATTCTTGGCCTTCTCAGCTCTTAGCGTCTCCATAGGAAAATGACGCACCTGAACAATAGCGGTCTTAGGTTTGTTGTAAATTACCTGTACAGCGCCCTGTCCTAATAGCTTATAATCGTTAACAAGCTTGCGCATACAAGAAGGCTTAAGCAGAAGCTTCATCTTAGCATACATCTCAGGCTTCTCAGCGCTGTCTGTGGCATCTAGGCCTCTTCCGTATATCATTTCTGTTATACCGTTGATGCAGCAGGCGTTGGTGGGACTGCCCAAGTACTTCTCTATTAAAGAGTCAAAGTAGTCTTCTCCGTCTGCTCCACAGGTATAAAGCACCCAGTCCTTGCGATCATCCTCAATCACTTCAGGTGACTGATAGCCGCTAAGGTTTACAAGCCTAACGCTATCTTTATACTGCTTAGGCTGTTGAGGTGTTTTAATTGTTCTTATTGTATGCTTTGCCATATTATAAAACTATGTAAGTATCCTCGCCGTCATCGTACTTTTTGTAAACGCCAGGATAGCTGTAAACTTTCTTCTTGTCCGTATCGCTAGTAACAAAGATAGTATCTCTGAATATTAGCAAGGTGTCATTCTTTATCTCTATTCTATATCTAGAACTCTCTTTAAGTTCAGACGTAGAAAGTATGGTTATGTTTAAATAATTCTCATTAGATGATAATGCAAAACGCCAACCTTCTGTAGCGGTGCTTTCATCAAACTCCCAGTCAAAGTTAGTATCTTCCCAATCGTATTTAACTAAATCCCATTGTAGATCAGCTACAGGCAAGTAAGACTGCGTTATGTTGGTCTCCTCGTCTGTTATATATATAAGGCAATCCAATATATCTGCTGCACTGTAACTTGAAGGTACTACAGAAAAAGTTTGCTCTGTTGTTATCGGCTTTAATCGTATCACAATAGGATAACCAAACCCTATTAGTTTTGTTTTTGTTTGAGCATAAAAAAAGCGGCCTTACGGGGCCGCTCTTTAAATTCAGGTCTAATATAATTTCTATGCAGTAATTACAGTAGCCTGTGTAGTGAAATCTCCTCCAGTGATTGAGTTAGCAGGAGTTCTTTCCATACCTGAGAATGTAAGAGTGTATCCAGAAAGATCACCCATAGCAGCACCAGTTACAATAGTACCACCAGTTACATCGGCTCCGTGCTCTCTACCAACGTAGATAAAGTTTCCGTTGTAGTCCTCTACCACAATGTGAGGACGGCCGAATGCTAGCAATTTAATTGCTTGATTGTCCGCTGCGCTTAATTTTGGTAGGGTAAGTTCTAGCACCTGCTCAAAAGCAGTTGTTCCATTCTCTCTAGAAGTCTGGATATTTTGCGTTAAAGAAGAGTTGCCTTTAAGTTCATACTGGTAGAATGTTTCTCCAGAGAACTCAGTAGAAGGAATAGAATCGTCTGCGCCTGGTGTTACTGAAATACCGTAATTAGCGATGTAAACGTTCTTAAGACCACCAACTGAATCCTTACAAGGTAAAGCTCTTGCTGTTGAAATGTCACAAGCCATAGTTATTTTTTTATTAAAAAAGGGCAGGTAGGCTCAATGGCTTACCTACCCCTTTTTGTTATACAATTATTTTATTAAGCTAAAGTAAGAAGAACTAGATCAGATCCAATTCCGTACTGCACTCCAGAAGTAAATCTCATAATAACGCGAACGTTTTGAGATCCGTCTAGATCAGCCATATCAATAACTTTAACTTCGTTGTGGTCAGAAAGAAGACCGGTACCAAAGTACAAGTTAGAAGCCTCACCAGCAACGATGTGGTCAGCAGGCATACCTGGAGCGTGTTGGATTTTTACTCCGTCAAAAGAAAGAGCATTTCCGTTGTTATACCAAAGTCCACCTTTGCTATCAACACCCGCAGCACCAAGACCTGAAGCACCAAATCCACCTAAAGAGCGGATATATGCTTTGTAGGCAATAGTAGGAACGTAGATAGTAAGATCCTCACGACCGTAAACAGTAGAAGGAACTGCATCAAGAACGTTCTCTAAAAGTCCACCAATGTTAGAAGAAGTAAATGAAGTTTCTGAACCATTAGCAGCGTCATTTACTGTAGCATCAGCAGCCATAAGTACTGTGAAACCGTCAAACTCACCAGCAGTTGCGTTAACACCTGCCCAGATGTTTTGCTCAGTTTTCTCAGCTACTTTACCAGCAACGTGAGCGATCAAGAAATCAGCAAATTTAGGAGGAAGTTGGTCAAAAGCACCGATTCCCATTTGTACAGCCTCCCAGTCAGAACGGAAGTCTTTCTTACAAAGCTCAACGTTTACTTGGAATTCTTCTGGTTGAAGGATACGCTCTGTTAAAGTAACAGCTCCTGTGTCAGTAAAGTCGCAAGTAGCGTTAGCGATAAGTCCTGAAGTATCAACTTTCTTGATTACCTCTTTGAACTTTACGTTTGGTTTAATGCTAATAGCATTTTCGTTCAGGGTTTTACCTGAAAGTAACGCTGCTGAGATATACTGTCCCGCAAATTCACCAGCGTAAGTAGTAGTAATTGATGTAGTAGTTGCCATTTTTATTAATTAATTACTTGTTAAACATTTTCTCATACACAACACTCATTGTGTTGCGAGGTTTTGCCTGAGCAAAGAAGTTTAGCTTTGCAGTCTCTTCTACTTCAGGTGAATGAGTGATAGGCTCGGCGGCAGGCTCCTGAGAAGACAACTCCTCTTTAGCTAGCTCTTCGGTAGGAACTTCTACTTCCATTTCCTCAGAACCCATTTTCTCAATGATTGCTTCGTACATAGCTTTCATTTCTGCAATAGCAGCTTCAAGCTCTTGTTTTGTAGCATACTTCATTTCTTCTTCTGCTACATCCTCTGCAACATCTTCAGGTGCCATTTCATCTTCTGGCATATCCTCAAGCATAACAGGGTCGTTTACTTCTACCTCTTCTACAGAAAGCTCCACTTGTGGCTCTTCTTCAGAAGAAAGCAGGACAGACTTTAATTTGTCTACGATTTCACTTGCTTTCATAAATACTTAAATTATATTAGGTTAACTATTGATTACTTTGATTGTTGTATTTTCAGACTCTACCGACTCCCTGATTGATCATATTGCCCTTACAGCATCTTCTGCTATACAGGCTTCCTTTCTGGCATAAACAGGCTCTTCTGTTTTCTCTGGGGCTAGTTCTGCTAGGATTATACTTGCCCCTATCTCTCCTATGCATAAGACTGTACTTTTTGAATAAAGAATATAATATCCCAAACTAGCGCATCACCACCCTTGGCGGTTATGTTCCATTGTGAACCGTTAACAGCAAAGCTAGAATCGGCGTAATATTGGAACACCTGATGATAGTCGTGAGGTACATCATTTCCTTTAGGGAAAGTAATCGTATCTCGTATTCTATCATACGGAGTCCCGTTACCGCCTTCAAAGTGTATTTCCAAGTAAGTCTGATTAGCGTTTGGTGCTTGATACTTAAATACTAGCGTCATTACATAAGTATCGTTTTCTGCATCTGCTAGCACCTTTTTGGTTGTAGGATTGTAGTAGTCTACACCAGTATAACTTCTGTATACGCTAGCGCCATTATTAGGCAACACAACTTCTGCGTCTTGTAGCAAAGGGAATTTAGAAGCTGAAGTCCATTCTCCGTCATCGTATCTAGCCCATCCTGTTCCTGATCCAACACCAGCTTGAGGATACAGCTTAACCCACTCGCCATTCCATACAGTCCATACGCCTGCGGCAGTGGTGACATAAGCGCCTTCTTCAATTTGATAATATAGACGTTCTTCTTCTGTGTTAACGTCTGACTGAACCTTGTATGAAGTATTTTTAATCATCTGCCTTGTCCTCTATATGGTTTGCTATAATTCTTAGATGTCTTGCTTTTAGACTGTTTAGTTTTAGAATGAACCCCTTTGCGATTAACCTTTGATTTAGGTTGAAATACGACTATATTCTGTTTCTTAGCCATCTAATTCATCAAGTCCTTTAAGTTTAGACTCTACCCAGTTCTTCATTGATTTGCCTCCCCACAATAGGTAGCTAATCGTACCGCAAGCCTCTGGCTTTGCTGGGTCGTAGTATGCTTCGGCGCGACTTAGGTAGCTGTAAATTCTCTTCAGCGTTGGTACTGTGAATTTCTCTTTCCGTACTAACTGTTGAGCTCTTACTTTTCCGACCTGTGTAGCGCATTTATTACCTAGTTCTTTATTGCGTTCAATACCTAATTTAGCGTTGTTAGAAGCACTTTCTGGGTACCCGCCATATGATTCTAGCTCTACCTCTTGAGAAAGCGCTGAGAGAGCCTCTAAAAGAGCATATTCCGCTTGTAGTTCCTCATAGCGCTCATCACATACCTGACTAGAAGCAGAAACTTCCTCTTCCACTTGCTCTTTAGGTCTGTCAGAGCTATCGCTAAAGTATCCCTCAATACTAAAACCCTTAACCTTTCCAGTTTTGACAAATTCTTCCCAGATCTCATCGTTATTTACTTTTACAGACACCATCCAGGTGCCTTTTGGCATACTTAGGTCGTATAGGGCAGATTTGTCCTTCTTTTCGTCTTCTATGATCCAAGATTCGACCACAGACATACCTTTCAGGCTGTATTCGTGCTCTAGCGTTGAATTATTCTGGTTTCCTCTACTCAAGAACAGCTGAGAGGCCTTTCTAACGGTATCTTCACTAAAAAAGATGTAGTATTCGGCTCCTAGCTCGTTTCTGCGGTATATCTTCTTATTAGGAATAAGCGCAGGGCCCATTAGAATGCGTTTTTCAGCATTTACCTCAGCCATTTCTATCTTATGAGCCTTCAGGGCAACAAAATCTGCCTCAATAGCAGGCTCTTCTACGATTGAGATAGCTTCTACTCCTGAGAATTCGCTATCTTCTTCTATAAACAACTCGTAAACTTCCATATAAGGATAACTTTTTAGTTTGTATTCGTTTTATATTGACGCTTCAGCTATTTTATTGCGCTCTAGAGACTGAGCAGTAGTTACTTCTCCTGCCACAACATAAGCCTTAATAGGCTGACCTGTTTGACCAGAGATTAGCTGTGCTAATTGGCTTTGGCCGCTTGCCCCAACTATATTAAAGGCTGGCCCTTGAGCTGCTGGAGCTCCACCCCCGCCCTGCGATGTTAAATTAGGGCTAGGCAGTCCTTGTTCTGTATATTTTAGTCTACTAATTGCAGCAACCTGAGCCAATCCAAATGCTGTAGCCACCGCCGCAGCTTTAAAACCTCTAGCCGGAGAAGTTGGGTCAGGTATGGGAACAAATTGAGACAAATAAGCTTTTACGGCAGAAGAAGCTGTATCTGACAAGGCCATAATTATTTTAAGCGCCTTCTCTCTCTGGAATTGCTTCTTGGCTATTTTATTTTGTTTTTCTACTAAATCAGCTTCGTTTCTAGATATTTGCTGATTAATCTTATCTCTTTCTTCTGCCGAGAGATTCTCATTTGCTAGCCGTCTTTTAAGCTGATCATTAAGAGCTGTAGTTTTATTCTTCTCTATAGCGATTTCCCTGTCAGCTTGTGCAGATAGCACATCGTTTAAAGCTCCAGCTACATTTTTAACAAGCGCAGCTCTTTCACCAATCTTTTCAGCCTGTTCTTTTAAGCCAAGAAGCTTGGCCATATCTAGCTGTCCTTTTTTAAAGCTTAGATTAGCTTCAAGATCTTTTTGCATCTGCTCCGGATCAAGAGCCTCTGAAAGACCTTTTATGGCGAGCTCCTTAACGTTGCCCCAGACTCTGGTATTCTCAACCGTCTTCTCTATTATGGTTCCAACGTTTTGCTCTAGACCCATCATTTCGAAAACATTCTCAGCCTTTATAGGTTGACCACTTCTAAGGCGATCCATAATTATTTCTAGAGCCTCTATTTGACTCTGAAGATCTTGAATCTCTTCTGTGGTTAAGGCTGTTTCCTCTTGCTGTTCCCTTAGCTTTCCAATAAGGGTTTCATAAAATTTTAGCGTGCCAACAATAACTTTCTGCTCCTCCTCTTTCTTCTTCTTGCTTTCCTTGTCCTTTTCTAATAGTCCAGATATTGTCTTATCAATTTTTTGATTTTCTATATCTATTTCCCTTTGAACATCTAGTCGCTCTTTGTTAATCACTAAAGATCGCTCTTCTTGTTGAGCTATAGCTTGATCTATGTATAGGATTTCTTGTTTAAAGCCAGCTTCCATTTCAGCAGCCTGCGCAACAGTTAACTGAGATAGTCTAAACCTTCTTTCTTCTTCTTGCTCCGCAAGCCTCTCAGCTCTTTTTATCTCTAGCTTTTCAATTCTGTCCTTTATTTTTGCGTTCTCTTCAGCATCTCTTGTTTCAAGTCTCTTTATCTCTCTTTCTTTTTGAAGTATTGAATTTCTTTTATCAAGAAGATCGTTTTGCATCTCTTGAGTTATCAACCCTCTCTTAGTGGCCGCAGCTAAATCTGCATTTACCTTTCCATATCTTTCAAGAATATCTGCACGCTCTTCGTCAGTAAGGTTCTGCGCTTCTAACTCACGACGAAGCAATTCTAGCTGTGTTCTCTGATCTATAAATGACTGAGTCATTTGATCTACGGAATCAGCAGCGTCTTTGTTGTTTCTAGAGAAAACTTCAAGCAAAGCAATCATACCCTGAAAAGCAACCAGAATACCAACTGGGCCGAGGATCTGTGCTCCCAATAGATTTATGACATTTTTCGTTCTAGACAGGCCATTATTCATATTACCTGCCTGAACAACAAGTAGCGAAAACATAGATCCTAGCTGCGACAAGTTGTTCGCGACCCCCTGAATACCATACGGCATATCTGATATTAATCTACCAAATTCTGTAACAGTCGATCCTGCAATACCAGCAGCGCTATTCATATCGGCAAATCCTTTTTGCGCAACCTTTGCGCTAGTACCGATGTCTCTAAGCTTGCTGTTTATTTGATCAACGTTAGTTATAACGCCCTTAGAGTCTATCTTAAACTCTAATATTATAGTTTCCTTACTTATGGCCATTTTTGTTTCGTTTTATGTAGTTCTTAGCGTCTTGTTTGTTTCTAGGTAACTTATATTTTCCCTTAGCGAAATCTATGTCAGGATCACCAACATAAAAATCGTTCATATTAAGAAGGTCTATTATGTGTTTTATCATACTTTACTTATTAACAAGTTCCGCTTGCTGTGAATTGTGTTCCATCCCAGTACTTAAAGTCTGATCCGTCAGAATACCATCCAGCATTAGCATAAGTGTATCCATTAACATCTCCAAATAGATTGTTTGAAGCAAATATGCTAGATTCGTCAGCGTATGTAGTACCTGTGAATCCTGAGTTGTATCTGCTGCAAGCAGTAGCTCCATCAACAAGTGATCTACCTATTGTAAGGGCATAAGTTCCCGCAACGGTGTCTACATTCAAGGCAACATCATTGCTTCCTTGTGCTACTGTGATTGAGTAGCTAGTTGCGCCTGAAGGAGAAGTGAAGTCTCCTGGACAAGATGAACTGTTATTGCCTAACAACTCATTTGTTGGAGATGTTACGATTGTGACTGTAGCGCCTGGAGTAATTCCTGTAATAGTTCCTACTAAAGCGCAGCTGCCAGAAGTAATCGTAGCGGTAGCAATAGTAAAGTAAGAGCCACCTGTGCTGTAAGAGAATGTTCTACTAGCATCAACCAAGTTTGCTCTTGCATATACATTAAGCGTAGCTACTGGAGGTGCAGATTGACTGATTACTATTGAACCACTAGAAGCAGGATTTGGCGCAGTAGGATTCGTCTCAGTTGCGGTAATTACCGATCTAAGCGTTTCTGTACCGTTACCATTGTACGCTCCAAAATTAACCGTAAAGTTGGTGTCGTTAGTACCGCTTGTTGAACTGGTAATTGTAAGGTCAATAGGATTGTATCCTGAAAGCGCAGCGTCAGACAATGACCAAGAAACTGTTGCTGGGTCTACATCTAGCGCATAAACAACTCCTGTTTCTCCAGCAGAATTAATATCCTGATCTCCTGTTATGGTTAATGTGCTAGGAGGAGGTGGTGGTGTAACGGGACAACCAGTATCTTGAGGTACTGCCGCTTGCAAATCAACTATTGGATAACCACCTGAATCATTCTGTGTAGAGCCACTATAAGTATAATAAGTAGGATCAGGTGACGTAGAATAGTCTATATATGTTTGATCGATTACACTTGGAGGTGTGGTCAATCTATCAATGACTGTAGTTCCTCCATCACAAGCGTAGAATATGTAATAGATTGGTAGTACTGTTAAGGTATCCGAGTCTGATCCCGATTTACCTTCTCTTATAGCCAATAGGCTTAGCGAGCCAGTTCCAGGCTCTGTCCAAGTTACATCAACACTTGCAGTTCCTTGTCCGCTAGTAATGACACCGCCTGATACTCCCCAAGAGTAAGTAATCGTTCCTGAAGTGTTTCCTCCAATTACAGATCCATAACTTCTTGATTGCTGCTCTAGTACGTTGCTAAAGTCTCCCGTAATGGTGGCTGTGGTTTCAAGAGCATTTACAGTGATGGCGTCTTGATCCGCCGCTTCTATTCCCTCTCTAATCGCATCAACTCGTACAGATCCGGCACCAGGAGTAGACCAAGTGACCGTAATGCTATCTGTTCCTTGACCATTAAACGATCCTCCAACAACTGTCCAAGTGTAAGAAACAGCTCCTGTAGCGGTTCCTGACAGTGTGGTTCCATAAGTAACTACATCTGTTTCGGTTACTGGGCTAGATACGTTGGTAATATCTATACCAAATGTCGCTGAAGGCGCAGCAGAGTTAACCAAAACAGGAACTTGATCAAAGTTCAAGTATTCTGTTCCATTTCTAAATGCGTCAACTCTAATGTAGCCGTTTGTTGTTACGGTATTCCAAGTTACTCCTACAGTATTTGTACCCTGACCAGACGTAATAATACCTCCACTTATTCCCCAAGTATAAGTTACATTTGTGGTATCACCAGTAACAGTTAAACCGTAAGTGTCTGTGTCGCCTTCTGTATAAGGACTATTTACACCTGTAATATCTACAGTAAATGCAGCCTCTACATTCTGAATAGTTACTTGTAGTGTGTTAAAAACGGGAGTTAAATTTCCTACAGTTACAGTACATTTAACCGATCCTGGCGAGTTAGCAGATACAGCGTTCCAAGTTATAGCCACATTGCTGCTAGTATTACCCCCGTTTATCGTACCATTAGTTACTTCCCAGAAATATGTAGGAGTTCCTTGTGCCGTACCTCCTACAGTAGCAAGGTAAGTATATTGAGTGCTTTCTAGTGGGCTAGTTTGCCCCGACACATTTACCGTTAAAGTTCCTGGCTGTTCTCCTCCTCCATTGCCATTTTCTGGTATCTCCAAGAAGCCCTCTACAATATTAAGCAGCTCTAGGTCGCTGTTTCCTGTAGCAAGGTCAGTAGTTATACTATTAATATAGTATTCCCTGTCCGATATTAGTATTGTATCGGCAAGAGAGTAATTTAATAGAAAAGATACAGGAAGCTGCGCTTTAAACCTAGAAACCCTTCGCTGTCTATTAAAGAGCGCTGCTATATAGTTAAAGTAGTAGTTATTGAATAATGTTCCAGGAAACGACAGGTCTCTAGTGTATTCGTTCTTCTCAAACTTAAAGTTTATGTTCTGAGTTCCTGTAGCAGAATTAAAATAAAGGCTATTAGAAGGCATTACAATAGGCGCAGTAATCTCTATTGTAACGGCAAAGCTTCCTTCGGCATTTGCCTCAGTAACAAAAGCTATCCCGTTTTGAGCTTGTAGAATAGGATAAAATACCAATGGCTTACCTATATAAGGATCTTCGTTGTCGTCTACAGCATAACCCCACTGTACCTCTACAGTATCGTTTGCAGAAATGTCTAGTAGATTCTCGTATTTAAAATGTGCAAAAGGAACGACAACGTCAAACTTCTCCCCCTCCTTTACTCCTTGCTGCTCACCATTGTAGCTTTCTTTCCCCCACTCGCTACCTACTAGATTATTGTGGTTTGCCGCAAGAAAACTTTCTGTATCATCATAGGCGAACGATATTTCTCTATAAGGTACAGTAGAGTCTACGCTGTGAGTGTCCGTATGTACGAAGGAGGTTATATTGACTAGATCTCCCTCATCGTAATACTCATCTAACGTTTTAACCGTTATAAAATTATCGTTATTTACCTCAGCGACTAAATTAAACATCTTAAATAGTCCTGATAGAAAGTCTACTACCTTTATCTCAGGTATCTGATCGGTAATAACAAATTCAAAACTAGCAGGCGCAGAAAACGAGCCTGTAGAGTACTGATCTTGATTTACGCCAGCAACTATAGTCCATATGGCATCTGCAAAGGTGGTAGCATTAGAATAACTAATAGTAACCTGATAGCTAGCTCCGCTTTGTGCCGCATATAGCAAGTCAACTTCATAGTTGGAGCTTACAATGCCTGACTGAGAAAATATTTCAACATTGTTTCTAGTTATACTTATGCTGTAGGGGGCTGTTATGGCCCCGCTAACATCTAAATCAAATCTAAAATTTGTAATAGCACTGGCATCCTGTAAGAATAATGTATTGCTGGTAACAGAAGAATTAGTACCCTGCGTTGTTGTCCAACCAGTAATTTGCTTCGTATATGACTGATCTTGGTCTATAGAAGTAACTGGCCCCTTGTTTCTGTGGAGCCACATAAATAGATTGTAGTAAGGCAAGTTGGTCGTAGAAAAGAAGTCGTCACTAAAGGTGAATCCGTATCTAGTTGCTATTGCTTCTACAATCTTGTGTACTCTAATGGCGTACTTTAATTCTTTCCAATAGACTCCGTGTTGGTTGCTGCCTTTATGCAGGTTCCCAGTATTTAGAATATCTTCATTAGAGTCGTAATAAAGTCTTTGGCTGTGCGTAATAAGTGGCGCAACTATATGCGCTGTTGAAGGATCCGCTTTTAGAGCCGTCTCTATATTTGTAGCATCGTAAGTTTGATTAAATGCATCTAATGTAGATAATGCTCCAAGATTCTCCTCACCCATAAGGTCTTTAAGGACTACTGTATTTCCGTAGAATGTAATCTTGTAGGCATACGCCTTGCCCGAGCGCATCTCTACGCCGTCCAGGCGCACTCTACCGAACCTGAAAGGGACATCATTGATGTCTATTTTGGCGGGCGCTTTAGTGCGAGAATCGAAGCCGTCAAATATGTGGAAGTTATAATAATGCTCAAATATCTTGTTATTATTCTTAGACGCAGGAACGGTAAAGCTTTTAGAGAAGTCTGTAAATATTTTAGATACGTCCTGTATATTCTTTATGGTCTGCGTAAGCGAGATATTCTCGTCATCAAACAAGTCTACTCTTTGGTCATTTATATATAACTGTACTTTCCTCATTACCTGACTGTAGAAATCACATTATTAGATTGCTCAAACTCCACTGTATAGCTAACTAGTTTGTCATTTAATGAATTCTTGTATTGTACCGAAGTCGTTAGCGGCCTAACGGGAACTACTGATCCGCTAAGAACTAGCCACACCTGCTCAGAAAGCATCAGCTCCTGTACGTATGCGTTATCGGCTTCGCTAATGAAGCCAGTGTTTAACGAGTAGTTTATCTTACCGTTCTTATTAAAGTCTACTATCTGATGACGTCTTGTGTCATATGTACCGTCACCTGCAACAATGTTAGAGATATAATTTTCGCCCGTCACACTAAAAGAGTCTGTTTTCTTAGTGAAGAAGTAAAACTCTTGATGCACACCAAACTTATTGATGAATACGCATTTGATAGGCGTATACTTGTCGCACTGCTGTCGTTTAATGGTAATACCTGACGCACTAGTCACTGAAGCTCCATAAGTCTCAATAGCAAGCGTACCGCCTGCCCCCATCACATAGAAAGAGCCTGTGGTGTTTTGCGGAGCATATATAGAAGTTGACGATAGAAGCGGCCCAGCGGGCAGCACAAAGTTATTACCCTGATTAAAGTATCTGTAACCGTCATAGGCGGTGTCTGAAGCAGGAGTCTGTGTAGTACCGATCTGAGTTCCTGTTGCGTTAACGGTATCCCAAAAGGACACAGATAGCGATATAGTGGCTGTGCCTACCGTAGCTGTACTGAATGACCCGATATAGCTAGGAGTCACGTAGTCCCTTGCTAGTTCAGAGATGTCTATTCGTACAGATGTTCCTGTATTTTTAACTATCGTATATCTTAGTACCGAATTAATCGTAACCTCAACCTTCGAGGAAACCGCTGTTCCTACTGGATCGGTAAAGTTTACAAAATATGGACTTCTTACCCCTATATTTGCCATTTTATTGCTATTTCTTTATTTCGTTCTTTAGTTCTCTAGCTTGTCTCATTAAATCGTTTTTAACGATAATCAAGGCTTCCTCTTGGAATTTGCCCCGTATCTCTGTTTTAACTATGAAATCTAGCAAGTCGCTACCTCCATAATTAAATCTCTTTATTGTTCCTCTGTCTGCTATAGTCTTCTGTACCGCATAAGCCACTCTCTTCTGTTCCTTATCACCTTCTACAGCCATTCTTTTCTGAACCCATCGAAGTATATTTTGCATAGGCGGCTTATTGCCTGGCGCTCTACCTTTATTGATCTGAGCGAAGTAATCTTTACCCAGTATGTTCAAGCCGTCAGGCTTTACTACATACTTGAGGCTCTTTGCTGCGTTTCCGCTAGCATTGAGATCTAGACTATTCATCTTCTCAATCATACGATCGATTATAATCGAACCGTACTTATCAAAAAGATTCTTTAATTTCTCTTCTAACATACAGAATAATCACTAGGAATATCTATACTTATATCTACAGACCATCCCGCTAGCTGATTCTCGAATCTATCCTTGAACGGCTCACATATTGGCTCACCTGCTAGCTGATACTTATCCCTATATAAATCCCCCCTTTTAAGGTCTTGTATTAAAGAATTGGCTATTTGTAGCTGTGTATTGTAAATATCAACTAAATCAGTATCGTCTTGCCTAAGACCAAAGTCGTCATTGTTAAACTCCTTTGTATAGTCAACAATGTCCATAAATAACATACTTAACGTAACGCGCATAGCGTGATCGGTTACCTGTACATTGCCTAGCAAGAAGTGCGCTAGTGGGAAAATAGTGGTCTTGTTAAGATCGACATCTGTGATGTCTCCAAAAGTCACGGTATTAACTAATGGATGTGCTAAAAGGAATTCTTTTACCTGTTTAACAATGTCGTATATGTTCGTCATTTATAAGCGTCTTTTATTCTTTTGTTTTCTAACTCTACTTTCTCTTTTTCAAATGTTAACCAGGTTAAGCATTTATGTACATTTAGTTCAGTGACTTTGTCGAACTTGGAAACATCTGATCCAGCCAGCGCATAAATAGACTGGTACCATCCCCACTTTTGTCCGAAGACTTGTTCCCTGCTAACAATTCCGATTCCTTGATCCCCTGACTCAGTAAATAATCCATCATATGTTCTGACAACTTCATCCCTAAACGATAAAAAAAAACCAGAGCTCCTATTGCAACACTAGCAGGCATATGCTTCATATACTCCTCGTACTTGCTAGCACTCTCATACTCCTCTATCTCGTAGAAGTCTTTAACCTTCGCCGTAATAGGTCTGAACAATACAGCCATCGCCTTATGCATAGTCTTCCAGTCAGATATGTAGTTCTCTATATCCACATACTCACCGAAGCTCATATTGTTGAGGTCTGGGTGCATACCAAACTCAACCTCTACTCCGTTACTGCCTCTCAGCCAAAAGCGTTTAATAAGAGGTGTTTCCTCAGTCAAACAGTTGGCAATCTTGTTAAGCACCACATCAAAGTGTGATAATGGTAGCTTATAGCTTTCCTTCAGCTCCAACCCACAAAAGATCTCTAGAGCCTTAAGGTTGATAAACATCTCAGAGTCCTCCCCATCCTTATCAATCTTATCCAGAATCTGGAAGTAGCGTTGATATTGATCTAGCGTAATATCTGCTAGCTGATTGGGAACTTCAATCTTTACCTGTATTGTTTTTTCCATATACATAGAGATAACCTCATAACTTATTTTTGTACCACCTTCGGTGGAAGTTCGCCTTGCTGCCTACCACTATAAGTAAATCTTATGGCAAGATAAGGAATATCTATGAACAGATTTAAACCTTTTTAGTTATCTTTATGAAACAGGAGAGGATCTGTCTAAACCTCCAAACTTCTATAGAGATATAGTTGGTACAGATAAAATAAGTCTGCCTGAGAACTGCGTTGGTAATCTTCTATTGCTCTTGTCGCGCCCGCCAACATACAGCTCAGCTAGCATTTCATTTATTTTTTTAGAGCAATTAGGGGGCGCATCTTCATAAGCTATCTAGATGCTTCGCCCCTGGAGGGCTCGCATCAGAATGCTTTGAATTCGTTGAAATGAGATACTAACACCAGCCCAAGTCCGTTTTACGTTGAATTCATCGAAACGGTATACTAACGCCCACCCAAACGCGTTTTACGTTGTTCTTGATATTCAGCGAGCTCCAGCGAGCTGCTGAGGTGATCGGATGAGGTGTAGGGGTAGCGTGTTTAAGAGGGCAGAGTTTGAAGGAGATCTTTACACCTGCCTTCCATACCCATTATCAACCTCAATCACTTACCAGAAAACTAGGCACAACCTCAACGCCTAAAATAAGGCTATTTAAAGGCCGTTTAAGAGCCGTTTGCTAGGGCTCTGGTACTAGGTACTAGCTAGGGTATAGATACGAGCGTACAGGGCACAAAAAAGCCCCATCTGGTAGGGCGTATCGTATAGGCAAAGAAAAAGGCCCCATTAGGGGCCTCTCTGGTGAGCTGTGCGAGCTCTAGCGGTCAAGATCATAGACTACGACGTCGTGAAGGGGTTCGCCCCTGTACCGATGGTATAAGAAGCTCACGGGCTCGGCGCATAGGTGCCAGCGACCTGACTTGTTTAAGAAGTAGCGTTTAGATCTGGCGGGGTTATTTATTCGCTTCAGATCTGAGGCCGTCAGGTCTATTGTACTGAGCTCCTGGCGTGGTAATATTTCTAAGTTCATAGTATAGGGGTTTAGATTGTTACTGCTGTGTTAACTGTAAAGCCGCTGCGGTCTCTCCTGGCGTCTCCTTTAGCTTTAAGCGCTAGCACTGCGCTTCTATTGTAGCACATAACGAGATCGCTGGTATCCCCGTCAACTACTGGAGCCCCTGCGTAGGTATAAGGAGCTGGGCCGTTAAAAACTACCGAGACGTTCGCGCCTAGGCTCAAGGCCTCTTCAATCTGGTGCTCGTTATCTTCAGCTCTGGAGAAGGTGAGATAATACCGGCCTTCGCCGGCGTACTTCTTTACCTTCCCTAGTATCTTCGTATAGTCGTAGAAAATAAGCCAATCAAGTTTAAAGACGTCTAGAGCTGCGTACTTTTTCAGCTGATAAATGAAATCTATGTCACTGGTGCCGTTTAGTCTTATGGCCACCAGATCACTGGTCTTCTTCGCTTTATTGTTGATCTTCACCAGCTCACCAGCTAGCTGAAGCATAAAGCCCTCCCGATCTTCTAGGTAGTACTCGGTCCGGTTAATCCTAGCTTGCTGCACATTGCTAAAGCGCCCGCGGCCTGCTGTGTATAAACAGGCAGCTGCGCAGCCCTGCGAGGCAGCTGGGCAAAGATTGATCCCTTTGCTGTTTTGACGGTGAGGCGCCAAATAAAGAATGTAGCTTTCGAGGCTATTCTTTGCGGTCTTCGCGTTACTGGCTCCTTTACTGAGGAGCGTTTTCGGTTTAGTGTAGTTTGTTTCCATAGTGTTTAGAGTTTATTGTTTGCCGTGAGCTGGTCGGCCCACAATGATCGGAAGGCCATATTCGTCCGCATCGATCATAAGATCGAGAGGAGCTCCGCAGGCATCGCAGCCCCAGTTATCCACTGGGTTGACGTGGTCGCACATTGCGCACACATTAGGAGCGAGCTCTGGAGCTGCTGGCGCCTCTGGAGCTATGGCCTTGAATAAAGTGATAAGGCGATCGTCTCTGTCGGCCTGCGCTTGGCGCTTGGCCTTTTGTAGGTTGTGTGTGAACTGGTCTCGTTTCATTGTATAAAAATTAAGAGTTGAAAACGTTAGAATTTAAAAGCTTATAAGCGTATTTCGTTATGGCTATCTGTGCTAGCAACCAAGGCAGGCCCAGGGCCATAGTGATGGCAAAAATGTGCTGGTCAGTATAGGGGAGCTCTACGAGCTCGGCACGCCATAGCAGCAGCAAAGTAACGTGGCCGCAAAAGTAAGTGAAGAGCAGGGCCGAGATAATCAGGGCCAGCCTAAAGAGGTTTTTAATAGACTCTTCATCTCTGGTGGCTCGGTTCATTCTTTTAGTGTGTTTCATTGTGTAGGGTTTTAGTCTTTAGGGATTAAGTGGGCAAAGGTTTCGTTGTATCCGTCAACAAATTTAGGCTGTATGCTGGCGGTCAAAAAGTATTCATCGTCAAGCTCGAAAGGCTCGCTAGCATCATTGTACATTTCAATGATATGATCAATAACGAAGGGCACATTTAAGCGGCTGTAAACTGGGTTTAACAGCTCGCTAATATCCCAGCCGAATCTAACGCGGCTTTCGATCAATTGAACATAAAGCCTTTTCTTTTCGTTTAGTGTAAGTGTGTTTTTTTGTGTTTCCATTTTAATACTTGTTTTAGTTTGATGGTGTAAAGATATAAAGCCATTTTGAAAAAGCAAGAAAAAAATGAAAAAAAATAAAAAAATTTTAGGCAGGTTTCGGCCATAAGGAATCCTGCGCGCGTATAGGCGCGTGTGCGTAGGTGCGCGTGTGTGCGTGCGCCCGCGTGTGTATGCGCGTGCGCCCGCGCGCGACCCCTACTATGTTAAAGAGGGTACTATGTTAAAGAGGGAGGATTAGAGGGTACTATGTTAAAGACCCCACTATGTTAAAGAGGAAATATTTTTTACCAGCAGTAAATTGCTAGCGCGGAAGTCATTATCACAAAGGTGCATACGCAAACTATTGAAGCGATAACATATCCCATAATCATTAAAGCAAACTTATTATTTCTCATCGTATTACATATCTTCCTAGTGACTTGCCTTGCACCAGGTATTGAAGTCCATAACGGCAAGCATCTAAATAATGGTCGTAAGCGCTGACTGGCTTAGTGTTCCTCTCTTGCCATACATAGTTGTTAAGCTCTCTGATAACCCCATTAGAGTTCTTATCTACTATAATCTCGTAGTCTTGCATAAGGGCTATCCCTGATAGGATAGATCCCTGCTTCTTAATGGCTCCTCGTATATTGAGATCCTGAGCCTTCAGCTCTTGGATGAGCCTCGGCTCTGCACTATCACATATAATCAGATCCAATCCGCAGTACTGTCTATTCTTCTGTGCGATCTGGCTAGTAGTCATTCCCTTCTGCCCATAGCATTCTCTAACCCACATCTTCTTCTCCTCTGGGTCTACACTGATCTGCACTAGAGTTGTTGGGTCGGTAGAGAAACCAAAATCCTGTCCGAATACTGTGAGCTCCTTCTGCTGATAATCTCCTACTCTCCAGTTCTTATAGATCGTACCTTCTGCCTTGTTAAGCCAACCTCCTAGTATAGCGTGCTGATACTGATCAGGTCTACGCTTCTTCATATCCATTACCTGCTCCAGGAAAGACTCAGATAGATTATCCTTGTTATCCATATAGGTAGTATGAATGTAAGTAGTGTTGCGTTCAGATCCATTCCATCCTTCTGGTATACCTATATTCTGGAACCATCTCTGGTAGATCCAATGCTCTTTAGTGGTAGGGTTTAGTATCAGGATACACCTGTTAGGCTTCTCCTGTACTCTGACAGATAAGTCTATCTTGTTAAAGGTGTCCTCATCTACAAGCTCTTCTGCCTCATCTAGCACAAAGGTCGTAATACCATTTAGAGACTTCAGGGCAGCCGTTTGGTTACCTGATGAGGTTCTGATACCTTTGAAGATAATAGAGTTCTTAGTGGTCATATTAATGATCTCATCCTTAGTAATCCTAAAGTCCTCTTGCACCCCCATCATCTCAATCTTCTCTACGAACTCTGGTATGATAGAAGTCTGAGCTGAGGTCATAGTATAACGGCTGAATAGTATTCGGTGTCCCTCTTCATAGGTTAGGTTGAGCAAGAACACTGCTACACTAAAAGACTTACCAGATCCCCTACCTCCAGTTACTACAAAGTATCTGCTGTCATCCTGGAACAGAGGGATATACTTCTCATTAAGTACTACATTATTCTTCATCTACTTCTTCAGATTGAATATCAATAGTCCTCTCGTCCGGCTGCTGATTAAAAGAGAAGTTAATAGTAGGAGCTGACTTGCTAGGAGCCGGCCCAGTCTCTCCTTTCTCTAGGTGATCAAGGTACATCTTAATAGCATTGAGCTTTACGGTATCAGACTCTCCAGACTTAATGAGCTCCGCTAGCTGCTCAAAGATACCTGCAGCTCCGCCAAGAGTTTTAACAGCAACTCTCTCTGCTATCTTAGGCAGCTGCTTCTTCTTAGCATCATTCATAAGTGCAGGCTTAGAAGTTACTTGCCCCTTAATCTCTACCTTAGAAGGCAGGCGCTTGTTATGCCTCCTGCCGTCCGTAGATCTAATCTCCTGGCTCTTCTCTCTCTTCGACATAGTTCTTGTTGTATATTTGTTTGTACGTCTCGTAGATCGCGTCTACGACATTATCTTTAGTATATATGTATTCACTCTTTCTATATTGATCTCCGTTTCTTATAGTCAGACAATACTTGTCTCCCATCTCCCACTGGCTACCCACCTTAAACCCTTCTATTGAACAGCTCACATAAATGTGTTTGTTAATACACCAGGACGTTTCCTTAAGCGGGTTATCATTCTTAGGATATCCAAGCCTATAAGGATAAGACTTCTTATTGGGCATTAAAGGTAAACTCTATTCTTAATAGCTTTAACAAAGATGTTCATCTTATCGTGCACCTCCTGCATCTCCTCCTTAGACAGTCCCTCAATCAGCCTATCAAGCTTGCTGTTACCATACTTTAGAAGATCTAGCTTGTGAGTCAAAGAAGCATTCTCTTTCTCTAGCGACAGCACTCGCTCTGCTAGAGTCTTAACCTCATCAAAGTTCTCGTCCGCTTCTTTGCTATCTATGAACATAGCCTTCATAGTTAAATAGAGCGTGTTAAACGAACTTTCTTGTACGGCGAAGGGGAATATAACGTTCAGGTTGTGAAGTACCGATGCGTGGTCTCTATTGATCACCTGGCCTATCTCTGCTAGCGAGTAAGACCTTGGCCCATTCATCTCTCTAGCAATCTTACAGAACACAGCTCTAGCATAGGTATAGCTTCTATATCTATCCTTGCCGTCTATTCTATGACCTACTTCCTTTTCTATTATCTTCTTTACGCTTATTAATCTGTTTCTCATAAATCTCTTTTAATATGTCTTCATAGATCAGTGCGCTCACTCTCATATGTTCCTGGTGCGTGTAAGTTACCTCGTTATCCGTCTCAGATATTTTTTCAGCTTCTGAGAAGTGCTTGTCCATTATATCTTCTATCTTGTCTAGCGCTCGGGTTATCCCCTCGCATACTTCATACTGCTCTATATCTTCGTAGTGTTTTACTAGCGATTCGTAGATTGTGAAGTCGTTGTTAATTAACCAGCATCCAAGAGTGTGTAGATACATAGACTCAGCTATGAGTTGGTCGCCACTTGAATCATAGTTATAAAATTCCTCTAACAACATTATTTTTAATTAACTCCTCAGAGTTGGGCTGAAGGAAGAAGTTCTTGTAGGCTTGTATACCTGCTAGAACATCCATAGCTCCATAGTCTAAGAACTGATCACTACAGGTAAATATACCAATATCTTTAGTATCTTTCTGCACCACAAGGAAAATAAATTCCTCAGCATTAAAGATCTTTAGATACAGGCTAGCTTGTAGCGCATAGTTAAAGTTCTTAGCGGCCCACTTAAAGTCATCGACCTTAGAGCTAGTAGTCTTGATGTCTATGATTACCTTCCTATCTTTAGTGATAGCATCTGCCTTAGCTCTGTGAGCTATGCCCTCTATCATAGCAACGCCAGGCACCTCATAGTCACAGTCTGATAATAGATACATAGCTTCCTGATTCTGATGCACAGCATCGGCTATCCAGTAAGCATTGTTTACCTCAGACTCTGTAAAGACATTACGCTCTCCATACTGAGCTACGGCTTCCTTATATTCCTTTCTGGCTTTGGTTCCTTCTATGATAACCAGATCTTTAAGTTTATGTTTCTCAAGGATAGATAGATGCACTAGCTGGCCGTCTCTTAAGGCCTGACTGTTGTCAGACATTCTTAGCGATGCCTGGTAAGCTTTAGGTGATTCTAGCAACTTCTTAAGTGCAGAGCTGCTAAGAGCATTCTTTCCTAAGTGTCCATAGTAGAAAGAGTCATCATCCATCTTTGCTAAGATGTCCTGCTCATTCCATTCTTCTCCGTTTAGTAGTGTGATCATACTAAGTAGTAATTGTTTCTTACATTTAAGTAGAGAGTCTCTCTCTCCATCTCCATAGAGTTCACATAGAAAGCTATATCCTGAATAGCCTTAGCCATCGTCTTTAGACCTTCAGAGTCTTTCTGCTTTCTAGCATCAATAACCATATTGCCTATTGTCGTGATCGCTTCTAGATACTTGATAGACTCTTCGGTATTAATCTTCTTCCTCTGTCTCGTCTTCTTCTGTATCTGTGAGTGAAGCGAATTTAGCTCCGATACGGTCATTCCATTCTTGTTCTTTAATTTCATCTTCTATTTGTATATGTGTGTGAAGGCACAGAAAGCCAAATGAAAAATATACGCCCACCTCATCAAAGGCAAAGCCTATTGAGGGCAGCAAATGCCAAGACCACTTAATAATATAAGCGTCAGCATCTATTCTGTATCTTCCTATTTTTCTCTCCATTGTGCGTAGCAAACTGCCAGTCTTTGATCTGTGTTAGAATACTCGCCAATCATCTTTGGATTAGCCATACATCTTGAGATGAACTCTTGCTGAGTGTCATCAACATTGGGTTTTGGTAAAGGCATAGTTATTTCTTTTTAAGAGCTTCGTTATACATATCCTTGATGTAGTCAAACATATCAGTTTCATTATTGAAAACTTTTATGTAATTATTAGCTGCCATTCTTTCAATAGCTTTCTTATTTACATAAGAGTAATGATTGAATAAAGCTTTTATACCTCTAGTCATCTTTTGATTAAAAGGGTTCTTCAGCTTATTAGGATAAGAAGCTATAATTTCTAGCGCTTGATAAACTTCATTACCCTCATCATTATCATAATCATAAACACCGCTCTTTATATCTCTAAGGATTGATGTACCCGTAGCAGAGATCATCTCTAGCGCAGTGGTTACTGTCATTTTGCCTCCTGTAATATCAGAGTAATTTCTAGCAAGGCTTAAAGCTTCTCGAATCCTGATACTTTCTTGAGACTTAAATTCTGCCCAGTTCTCCGTATTCCAAGATCTCTGGGTATTGTTTATAACAGCAGTATCATACTCATCCTTCCAGGCGTAAGATACTAAATAAGGAATAGGTCTTTTGAGCTGAGTGAGCGCAGCAAATCTATGCTGACCGTCTACGATCTCATAGCGTCTATTTACCACTATGGGAAGTTGTAGTCCATCTTCTTCGATACTCCTTAGCTTTTCCTTAACGTGCTTAGATTTAATCTCTCTGTTTTGAGTTAATTTAAATAATGAATAGTCAGTTGTTTCTTTTAGTTCAAAGTTCATTTTAGTGATTTTTAATAATTAATGTTTGTTCTTGTTTCTCTATTTCTAATTGTAAATTTGCTAAGGCCCTCCAGGCTACTTTGGCTGAGTGACGGATGCCGTCATCATCAATCTCGCCCGCTTGGATCAAATGTCTAGCAAGTGCGTCCAGGTGATCTGAAGACTTGCTCCTATCCCAATGCAGCGGTTTGTCGGGATGGTGTTGTTGGTTGCCAGCTAGCGAAGCCTTTGCGACTTCTAGTATAGCATCAGGAAAGTATCTTAACACTCCTGAGAATACTGGCTTACTTTTTCTACCTGATTGCATTGTCGACCTTCTGGATTAATTCTCTTAATTCCCAGTGCTCGAACTTGCCTTCGATAGATTCTTTGTAGGTACTAATCTTTACGTTGTACCAATTCCGATCGCGCTTCTCATCATCGCGTAACGGACTAATCTTGACCTCGAATCTTGCCATATATAAGTATTAATTTTTATCAAATATATGGATAAGTTCTTTACAAGTCAATACCTATTAAGAAAACTTTAACAAAATATGTCCTTTTTTTACATAGAAGTAGCCGACCTCCTTAGTAATGAAGTGTCTGCTAGCGAATTCAGTAGTCTTTGGCATATTGCGAAATTCCCATATACCATCGTGAGTTCGCATATCAAAAGCGTAGATTCCCTCCGGGGTGCTATTGATATATACAGGTATGTCTTCGTGCTTAACGCATTCTGCTAGCACAGCATCATACTTCTTCTTTTCAACAAGGAGCTCAGGATAGTGCTTCTTTCTACACTTGAGCTCTATCCTGTGCTTTCTTGCTGGTGAATAACAATCCCACCTTGACAGTGGGTTTCTGCAGATGAGCAAGTCTGGATAGACATTCTCCTGCAACCAAGTAAACAGTTCTTCTTCCCTATTGATAAGCTTCAAAATATTCTTTTAGGCGATCATAGATGTTTTTAATACAAGCAGAGCAAGAGGTCATTCTCTTGTTTGTTCTAAACACTCTGTTGTATATAAGAAGAAGCTGTTGCTTTTCTAGTCCAGAAATAGCAGATCGCTGTACAGAGAAGAATTCAGATAGATATTCATATTCATCCTTTGTTAAGCATTCTGGATTGTTGTAGCTGAACAACTTATTTAACTTCTCTTTGCGCTCATCGCATCCGCAGTCTTCTCCTGCTAGAAACTTAACTGCAGCTTTGATTCCTGTAGCCTCAGTAATCTTCTCAACGCTATCGCCGAAGCCCTCTGGAACGGAGTCTCTGCTCTCCTTCCATTCGGAGTAGCTTTTGTACTCTTTAGTACGCTTATCCAATTGTTCATAGTACTCTTGATTTTCTTCGTATTTACTAATACTGTCCATAGTTATTAAATTAAATTATAATCTCCATTTTTAAAGTCTTCCCAGTCTTCACCAAACCTATCCTTCAATATACGCTTATTCTCTCTCATAGTATTAAAGATGCTAGTAAGGCTAATGCCTGAGCCATTGGCTATATCTCTGAGGCTATAGTCTGACTTTAAGTACTTCTCAGAAAGGATCCTGTCGTACTTGTGCCAAGACTCCATCTCGTTATTGATCTTGCCTATAAGGCGCTCAAATGCAGTCTCCATAGCTTCATCAAAGCAGAATTCTCTCAGCTCTTCATCTATAGCGTCATCCTCTCTGATCTCAAAGAAAGTGAACTTGTTGACTGCATTCATATAAGTGGTGTACATATTCTTTAATGTGACGTAACAAAAGAAGCGATTGACTTCCTCGTCATTATACATTATCCTATCTTCGTCCTTAACGTATTTATGCATACGCAGATAAAATGACTGGACAATGTCTTGCGACAGATCGTAATCAGCTCCGAAGCCTCTTACCATCCTCAGCCATAGTTTATGGTTTTTTGCTAGCAGCTCAAGCATTGATGTGTATTATTATATGGTCGTTTGTTGAATAGTATTTCTTTACATCATCCATAGATACTACGTTCTGATCTCTCTCCCATACAATGCCTTCTAGCGCATCAAACAATGCTTTGTTGAGATTGTCGTGTAGATCTGGTTTAGTGTATCTGTAATGTATGGTATCCATCTCTTTCTTCTTCTTAGAGAACGATGAAGGAAACTGGAACACATAGTGAAGCTTTGTGATGTGAATCGGAGTGTCTGCCTTGATGCAACAAAAGCCGTCAGGGAGTTGACCCTGTACGGCTTCTTTAATGCTAGTCTTGTAGTCGGCTATCTTCTTAGGCTGATAAGTTCTGCCTGATCTGGTAACCCTGACCGACTGGTGAGGCATTGGCTTTATTGGTATGTTTAACTTTATTTCCACCTATCAAATCTAAAACTTCTATATCTTGATTGGCTATCTCCGGAAGGCCAGCAGCATTAACAAAGAAGCTGAAGCTGTCAAACCCTCTGTTTCTGCTAGACTTGCATTTCACATCAATAACACTATCATCAAATTCATTCTTATCTAAATGTATCTCTGTTTCGCACTTCTTCTGTAGCGCTGATCCTAAATGTCCTGTAGGCTTTGTTGAGCCCCAGTTCATATGGATTATTGTCATTATGTGTACATTGTACACCTCTGACCATTTCATCAACTTCTGCACAATCTCATTCGACTCATTTATATCATTCACATCACTAACCAAATCTGCTAGCCCGTCTATAATAACTAGCCCTAGATTGTCTGATGTGCGTATAGCAAAGTCAATTATGTCAACTCTCTCTTTATAGGATCTAGACCTAAGCCCATAAGTCCTATAGCATTCGTTTGATAGTCCGGACATTGCAAGAGGTCTTTTAAATACTCTTTGTGCGTGGAACTTCCCCTGCTCCGTGTCAAAGTGTAAAATACATTTACCATCTCTATGCCCTTTTATATTACCAGTAAACCTCTTAACATCGCCTCCTAAATAAGCGGCTGATAATAAGCTAACTAGAAAAGTCTTTTTATGTTTTGGCGGCCCTGCTATAACACTTATGTTTCCGTAAGTTGCTATTGGTGTTGGATACGTTGTTAATCCATCCTTAGTCTGGTATGAATGCTCTCCGTAGCTTATAGCAACCGGCGGGTGGTCTATCTCTTCGTTCGGGTCTATGTAACATTGCTCCAAGTAAACCTCAGCGCGCAAGTCTCTTTCTTCCTGCTCGGTATCAAATTGTCTAGTCATTTTGTCTGTTTGTTTGCTGTTTATAGTCCTGGGGGGAACGAATCCCCCCTAGACTTACTTAATTAGAATGGTAGATCTACAGCTGCCGCTTGTGGTCTAGCTTGCTGTGGCTGATCCTGTCTCTCTGCAACAGAGATGTTTCCATCAGTCCATACGACCTTACCGTTTCCTACATAAACCTTAGGATTTTTCAACTCACGATCTTCTTTGGTCTGTGTGTTAAAGATAGAGGCGTTGTCTCCATACTGGCTAGTGTCATCATTAACAGAAACAGTAAGGTTATAATAGTTACCGTTCTTTCCTTTGATGATTTTTGTCTTATCTAGTTTGTCTAGATTGACGCTTACATTAATTAATGCTCCCATAATTTAAGATAATAATAATTGTTCAACTTGATTACTTACTTGGTATTTTGCTTTTATAGAATCCATAGAACCTCCGTTCTTAATGAACTCCTTAGCTTTCTGAAACTTTGCGCCTGACTTAGGCAAAGCTTCTTTTCCAGCAGTTGCCTGCGGTTTGTCGTGTGTGTTAGTAGTGTCTGCATCTCTAGTATCGTCAATAAGGAATAGTCCATTGAGCGCATACTTTCTTGCATAGCTACTAGAAGAACCGAATGACTGAGCAATATCCATTCCTTTACGGTCAGGATCAATACCTGCCTGGGCAGACACCTCAATAACTGGCTCGTTTTGATCGCCAAAGATTTTTACTGTAGCATTAATAAATGCTAATCCAGCAACTTCTCTCACCTCATCTGTGACGATCAGATTGAGTGAGTACTTAGCTAGCAGTGGTTTAACTGCCTCTAAGATGTCCTCTTGGTTTCGGTACTTGTACTTCCCAAAACTGTTGTACTGATTCTTAGGCGCTTTCAATTCTGTCTGCACCTTAAGCAATCTTTCTTGTAGAGTTAACGTTTCCATAATTCAAATATAAACAAATTTATTAAACTTCATCAACTTTATCAAAAACTTCTTTCTTGATAACGTCTTTATACCAGTCAGGACATTCATCACTGATCAATTCAAATATGAATGTTTCTAGCTGTTGAACGCGAACATCCTTCTTGTTGAGCTCGTTAAGGAGAGCTTCGATCCTGGCCTCTTTAAATGATACTAAGTTATACATCTCTATCTATTTTATTAATTTTTCTGTAGGGTATGTTAACACCATACGCACTTCTTTGGGCCATTAAAGACCTGTCTCTGTTAGTGTACATCTCGTAGCCGAGAATGGGGTTTACTTTACTTAAATCCATAATTGCTTTGTTTAAATTATTTGTAAATCTATACATAACGCTTGACTTATGCAAAGACTTTAACAAACTTTAACATTCTAGCTAGCAAAGAAAGAGGGGCCGAAGCCCCTCAATCCAAACAAACAAAACTAAGAAAAGGAAACAACCCTAGCTCCAGAGATAAATCGCCGGAGGTTTCATCTCATCAGTATCAAAGTAAACAACTTCTTTACCGACAGCAAATCTTTGTACGCCCTGCTCCATAAGCGAACGAATGAGCTTAAGACGCTTTTTATATCCGATACACCTAATTTGAATAGCCTTACCGATGCGGTGAGAATTATCGCTAACCAGACCAAGCTTGTCAGCAACAACTTTAGATGTATATCCGAGTGTAATGTTAGGTATGAATTCATATCTGTGTGCAGCTCTATCTAGCGCAACTACTGGCTCTCTTTCCATAAACCTGTAGCCTGATCCAGGAGTGTCTGGGCTGTCAAACATAGACCACCTTAACACCCTTAATCCTTCTCTATCTAGCTGTTCTTCTTTAGTCATAACTTAGAAAGCATTGGGGAGCTTCCCACGAAAATATTAATCCCTTAATAGTTTTTCTACTCCCCTTTGCCGACAAAATCACTGATGTAAATATAGTGAATAAAACACTACTAACAGCAAATAACAAGAAATATTTTTAAAGTACTTGATTATGTCAAAAAAAAACCGTAACTTTACCTCAACTTCTAAGTTGCCTATTGCAAGTGGCGGGAGCAACAGCGGGAGCCACTTGACAAGAAGTCTTGTAAAGATACTCCGTGTTACAGGCTAGCTATGTCTTAGATGGTCTTGTAGTTCCATCTAGCCCTTTCTTCTCTGATATCGTAATGTGTGAATGTATTGTAGCGGCCAAGGCCGCCTTCTTTCAATATACCTGTAGCTATAAGAAAGTCTATAGCGTCAGCTACATCGTCAGGGCTTACGCCCTTGACAACTATATCGGCTGCTTTTCCTAGCAAGTGCTGGCTGTTCTTACTGCCGCCAACTGCCTCGTTATGCTCTAAACTTCTGTATGCACTATTGATTGTTATAGGAGCGTTGAAGTGTGCTCTTATTATTTCTAGCTGAACTGCTAGCTCTGCTATGTTTAGCTGAACGTCTGTTGGCATCTCTGATCCATCATCACAGTCAAACTCCTCTCTGCTAAAGTTCTCTGTAAGCTTCATAACGTACTATGTTAAAGAGGCTACTATGTTAAAGAGTTACTTGTTGTCTTTCATAGACGTACCGAAGTAGTACCCGTAAATACTGAGGGCTACGCCCTCTACTATACCTATTAAGTGATAGAACAGCTCTTTGTTCTCAGCAGGAATCTCTAGTGCTAATATTGCCCAGATAATTACTGCAAATGCGCCTAAGCCTACTATCCCTGTTAAAGTAAATAGCCAGTCTACTTTGCCTACCTTAGCAACATTGACCTCTCTGTTTCTAGCAGAGTCTCTGTCTGATACTTCTGCTTTGTAAGCCTCTACGAGCTGATTGTGGAGCATTTCTTTCTCCGCTGGGCCAATACTAGGGTCTGCGTCTATAAGTGTCTTTAAAGCGCCTATAGGGCCGTCTGTTAAAGCAGCTTCTGCTAGGTCTGGCAGTTTACGCATTAAGAACTTACCGACAGCGGTGTCCTTAAACTTCTTCTTATCTTTCATCTACTAGCTCTCTTAAACGTTGTATATCTTTACGCACTCTTTCCCGTTCTAGCTTAAAATCAATCACCTCAGACTCCAAGACTCTAATGTCTGGAAATATATAAGTGTTTTGATTGTATCTTAAACTTCTTAGTTCGTCTTCGTTTGCAGTTACCCTAGCATCCATTCCTAAATACAAATAAACAGCACTACCTACCAATATGACTATCTGAATAAGCCATTTGATATTGATAGATAAAAAACTGTCATCATTTAGCTTTGGCGCAGTCATTTATAGCTTGCCCTTAACCCACTCAATCTTTTTAACTACCCAAGCCTTTACAATAGGATATTTAGCTTTAACCTCATCTCTTATGTAGTAGTAAGCCTCTTTACCCAGTAGACCAAAGAAACCACCTAGTAGACCTAGAATGATAGCGTTAAGAAATCCTGCTGCTGTGATAGCAGATGCTGCTGTTAAAATGTACCCTGCCAAGAATGATATTTTATTGTCCATCTTCTATTTGTATGTATGATCCGTCTGTTAAATCGATGTTGATTTTACCGTACTTATCTTCTAACAGCGTCTTAGTTTTGCCTTGCTCTTCTAAGATGTTGTCTAATAAGTGAAGTAGTTGGTGTTTTCTTGCTTCAAGAATACCTACTTCGTTTGTAATTTGAACTTTCTTCGACTCTTGGTCTTTGAGTTGCTCTAACTCTTGTTCAGTAATTTTACTCATAATAAAGGATTTAAATTCTCTACTAAGATAGTAAATTTAGGCTAATGTGTGTTGGATTGGCGATAGCATCAAGCTGCGCATCTAATCCTTCTTGCATAACCTCTACGTCCAACTTAGACTCTAACCAAGAGATAACAATATCTTCTGTTAAATCCTCTGAAGGGATAAAAGAATCTGCTTCAGGTGCTTCTAACCCTACTGAACCGTAAACATCAGCAGAGTATTCTCCGTCTGTTGCTTGGTATATCCAATGAATCGTATCAATTACGTTTGATAGTTCACCGTCTTGAATCTTAGCGTTAAGGTCGCTAATTACCCATTTGTATTCCATAATTATACTGTTTCAGGTTGTGCAATAGATGATTGATATGCTGCGATTAGGTCTTCAGACCATATTGCGTCAGCAATACCTCTTACGTTATGCTCGTCTGCTGCATCAAAGTCACCGCAGTTTACTACGGTTCTCCAATAGCTTTGAGAAATAACTGAACCATCTTCTACGATTTGGTCAGCGTAACGAATCTGAATAGACTTAAACTGTCCAACGATTTCGATTTTGTCTTGTACTTTTTGTTTTGATAGTGCCATTTTTATTTATGTTTAAACGTAATAAGTTCCTGTTATTGACAATCCTGTTGTTCCTGATAGTATAAAGTTAGTTGTGTCTGCAGGATACCAACCTGTATTATCTTTTGAATATAAAATTCCAATACTTGTATTTGTTGAAAAATAAGCGTACATATTATATGAAGTTTCATCAAAATTTATTGCTGAGGTTTGAATAATATATCTATTTACAATTCCACCCGTTCTTGCAAAAGGAAGTCCTGTAATTATAATACCTCCCGAACCCGCACTTGAAACCGCAGAAGTATCTAATTGAAACATAAAATGCACCATACGACCTATTTTAACATAGTGACCTAATTGATTCAAATAAGTACCACTAAAACCTGAAGTAGAATAAACAGGAGTAAAAGTCCCTTCTTCGTAATCATCTAACGCATTAGCAGCAGCAGTATCACCATTGAAGGTTAATCCGCCTCCCGCAAGGAAACGACCTTTTTCTTGGTAATTGGCAGCGAATATTAAATCGTTACCTACTGCACCAACAGATACATAAGAAAAGATACCACCATCTAAAGTAGTTGTATCGTCTGCAAAGCCAACATAAGCACCCGCATCAGTAGAGCGGAAAACAGCTACTTGATTTGTAGTACCAGCATTAACGTCAAGTTTAGCAAGAGATGAAGTTCTTCCTATCCCTACGTTACCTGAAGAGTTAATGACCATTCGAGTAGCAGAATTCGTTTCATCTCTAAAAATGTAAACATCATCATCTACTCCCGTTGAGAATTTGAATGGTGAACCGCCCGCAGTTGAATTATATACAATTCCTGCATAAGTACCTTCTATTTGCAAAAATCTACTCCAAGTTGCAGAAGAAGGACTCGAAGTGCCTATCCCTACGTTACCTGAAGAGTCAATGCGCATTCTTTCTGCGCCATTAGTGTAAAAAGTTGTATATCCACCATATCCACTAAATCCCGCTGTAAGTTGTAATTCTCCTGATGATGGATTAGAAATTAATTTCCCTGTTACAACATTTCCCGAAGCTATTTCATATCCTCTATCTGTGGTTACTGATGCTCCCGATAAGGATACTCTTGTATTTCCGCCAAATACTTGTAGTTTAGCAGCAGGACTACTCGTACCTATCCCTACGTTACCATTATATCTTTGTAAGACTAAAGGAATATCTCCAACACCCCTATTTGAGGCTTGTAAAAATGCTAAACTATTAGCTTCATCAACACCAAAATTTAATTGATTACCTGT